CGGGCGAGCGTCGCGCTGGCGGTGTCGAGGTCCCGCTGCAGCAGGGAGGCCAGCTCGGTGAGCTCGAACAGCGCCACAGCGGCCTCCTGGTGCGGGGTGGGGCCCGTGGGGGCAGGCGCCTCGCCTGCCCCCACGGGTTGGGGTCGGCTGGCTCAGGCGGCGATGCCGGAGATGTAGCCGTGTGACTTCTCCGAGCCGTAGGCGAGGCCGACCTCGCCGTAGAGCTGCACGTCGTCGCTGGCGCCGGTCTTCGCGAGCGGCTCGGCGAAGAAGTGGCCCTTGCCGGGCACCTCGAGGAACACCGGCATGCACTGGTCGAGGCTGACCACCGCGAGCTTGTGCTGCGGCATGAAGCGGTTCAGCATCACGTTGAGCGTGCCGAAGTCGGTCTCGAGCGTGGTCAGGTTGACGCCGCCGACGTTGCGCGAGGTCTCCTGGAACTTGCCGTAGGCGCTGGCGTAGGCCTTGCTCAGCGCCCGCTTGGGCACCGAGTTGACCATGATCGTGGCGGTGCCCTGGTCGCTGATGCCGCCGTTGTCGTAGACCGACTGCAGCAGGTCGTCGACGTGGGTCGTGGTCAGGCTCGCGGCCTTGTAGGCCGTGGCCGCCGAGGCGTCCGTGGTGATGTCGACCGCCGAGCCGCCCTTGGTGAGGGCGACCTGGAAGTCGTTCGTCGCCTTGTTCACCACGTAGTAGGTGGTGTCGGTGGTGAGCCCGGCGCCGCCGGTCAGGGCGGTGAACACGACGGTGTCGCCGTTGCTCAGGCCGTGGCCGGTGGAGTTGACCTTGTCGGTCGACGCCGTGGCGGTGACCGTCGGCAGCGCGGTGCCGGTGGCGGCCGTGCTCTGCACGTTCGTCGAGCACGCGGCGAGCAGGCCCCGGGTCTTGCGGCCCGTGGTGTTGTCCGACGGCGCCTGGTAGACGCCGTTGACGAAGGAGTACTCGATGTCGCGGACCATCTGCTTGAGCATCTGCTCGACCTGCCAGTCCACCTCGGACCGGACCGGGTTGACGGCCTCGTTGTTGATGCCGGCCTTCGCTCCGACAGCGGCGATCTTCGAGTAGGAGACCGACACCTTCTCCTGGTGGATCTGCACCAGGTTGGAGACGTTGCCGCGCACGCGACCCTGCGCCGTCGGGGCGGTGGCGCCCTCGACGTTGGCCGGCTGCGCGGCCGCGCGCAGGTCGGAGGTCTGCCACTCGAAGGCGGGGGACGTGGTCTGGCCGCCGGCCGACAGGCCGCCGATGGCGCTGAAGAACGGCGTCTCCTCGGGCGTGAGCGCGTAGAGGATGCCGGTGTAGTTGGGCAGGTTGTAGGTGGTGCCGAGACCGGTGATACCGGACATGGTGGTGTTCCTTTCGTCTCAGGCACGCACGTGCCCGGGGCGGGATCGGGTCAGGACGAACCGTGGAGCTCGGCGAGCTTCTGGTTCTGGAGCGAGATGAGGAGCCGGGCGTTGCCGTCCTTCTGGGCGGCCGCGATCTGCTCGTCGAGGGTGGGCGGCTTGGACCCCTTGCGGGTCCCGCCATCAGCGCCGCCCCTGAACCGGCTGTTCCCGCCTTGCGCGGACACGGACAGGTAGGGCTTGCTGGTGATCAGCTCGTCGATCGCGTCGGCGAGCTCGTCGGCGTCGACGTTGCCGTCGGCGTCGACCTCGAACTGTGTGAGGTCGAGGTACAGCAGCGCGTCGGCCGGGTCGGTGAGCTTGCCGGCGGCAGCAGCGCGGACCTCGCTGCGCAGGATGCGGCCGTTGACCTGCTCGAGTGCCTCTCGGCGGCCCTGCTCCTTGAGCGCCTCCGGATCGGGGGCGCTCTCGTCGTCGGGCTTGGGGGCCGTAGCGGCGGCCAGGTCGCGGCGCAGCTGGCGGGCCTCCTTGCGGGCGGCGTTGCGCTCGGCCTTCATACGGTCCAGGGCCTGCTTGCCGGCGTCACCGAGTGCGTCCGGGGCGGGGTCGCTGCCGTCGTCGTCGGGGTCGTCACCGTCGTCACCGTCGTCACCGTCGTCACCGTCGGCGCCGTCGTCGGCGTCGTCGGCGTCGGGCGCCGGATCACCCCCGCCGACCTCGCCGCGGTCGTCGAGCCAGTGCGGCATGCGGCCCCAGAACACCAGAGCGAAGCCACCGATCACGAGCGCGGCAAGGATGAGCAGGGACACGACGATCTGGGGGTCCTTCATGGGGTGTGCTCCCGTTGCGGGTGCGGCCGGTCGCCCTTGCGGCGTCCCGGTGGTCTAGGTGCGCGCGTAGCGCGTGCCGGCGTTCCACTCGACGCCGAGGTCGCGGAACGCCTGGCGGATCGAGCGCCTGAACTCGGGCGTCCAGGTTTCGCGCATGTAGCCGTTGCGGGTCAGCAGCTCGATCGTCTTGAGGCGATCACCGGCGGCCTGCTCATAGATCGCGCGGACGGTGAGCCGTCGCACGCGGCCGTCAGTGATCGTGCCGGGGTCGGTGAGTCCGGCCTGCTTGGCGATCTGGCGACCGGCGCGGCCCTGCCGCACGGTGGCACCCTCGTCGGTGACCCCGAACCGGTACATGCCCTGACGGTGGGCGTTGACGACTTGGTTGAGGTCGGCGCCCTGGTTGAGCACGGCGTCCGTCTCGGCCTTCGACAGCCCCGTCACCTTGCCGCTGCGCACCAGCTCGAGCGGGTCGGTGCGGACGTCCTCGACGCCACGCGCCTCGGCCGAGGGCGCGTGCACGCAATCACACGAAGGATGCCGGTCGAACCCCGACGACCAGCGGTAGAAGCGCCCAGCGAGGATCGCGCACCTCGAGCAGCACGGCGGGTTCACCATGCGCACGAACCCGGCGGCTCGCGACGACGTGATGGCGATGTGGTCGGCGTTGCGCCCGGCCTGCTGGACCTCGTTCGCGGTGGCCAGGACGCTGCGGGCCTGCCCCGACAGGAACGCCTCCTGCAGGGGGGCCCCGGCGCCGATGAGGGTCTTGGCCTGGATCACCCCGCCCTCGAGCAGGGTGAGCAGGTCACGGCCGTCCGAGGCGGTCCCGGCGAACGCGCGCGGGTCGGGCTCGGCCAGCAGCGGCGCGGGCACGTCCTGCGCGGTCAGCGTGTCGGTGACGTACTGCGCGGCCGCGGCTGCGGCGGCGTACTGCGCGAGCGACACCAGGCCGACCATGCGCGGGCCCAGCCGCGCGAACGACCCGGACAGGTCGCCGGGGTCCAGTTGCACCCACAGCGCCTCCACTGCCGCTGCAGCACGGCGCGCGAGGGCCGCCTGACGCCGGTAGTGCGCGCGGGCGAGCTCAGGCGGTGACGGCATCGGGCTTCGGGCCCACCAGGCTCGACAGGTCGCCGGCCAGGATCCGGGCTGCGGCGTCGTCGCGCATCTTCAGGACCCGCGCGAGCTCGGTGTCGCTCAGGCCGAGGCGCTCGGCGAGGTACTCGAACGGGAAGCCGATGTCCTTGAGCTTCTGCAGCGCGTCGACCTCCTGCGCCGGCGAGCGACTCGCGACGTTCTTCCACTTCGGGGCACCACGAGAGGCGGCTTGGGCGACGTCCTTGCTCCCGCGCACCAGCGCCATGAGGCGGAACACCTCACGGGTGGGGGAGGTGAAGTGCAGGCACGACTCCTCGGACTTCTTCACCAGACCGGTCTCGGCGGCCACCAGGGCGTCGCCGGACAGGTTGGCCATCTTCCCGATGAGGTAGTGCTGCGGGGTGCGGGTCTGCGCCGCGACGTGACCCACGGCAACCTCGGCCACGTCAGTGAACACCGTGAGCGTGGCCGACGGGAACGTGCCGATGCTGGCGTTCTGCCCGGTCAGCCACAGCAGGCGGCCCTGCTTGAGGACCTCCTCCTCGACGGCGCGCTCGCCGATCTGGTTGCCGTCCTCGTCCAGTACCGGGATCTTCGGCGGCGCCTGGCCCATCACCACACGCGCCGGCATCGACGCGTAGTCGGCGGCGTTGAACAGGTAGGCCCACAGCAGGTTGATCGCGTCCTGCATCGCCATCGTCCCGGCGATGTCGCTCATCGGCTCCGAAGCCAGGCGCGGCCGGTTCGCGAACTCCACGACAGGCACCACGCCCAGCGGGTTCTCCAGCGGCCACACATCGTCAACCTCGCGCGGCTCCCACCCGGTCGAGTCGAACCCGTGGCGCACCACGTAGAGGCCGCTGTTGGACACCCGAGAGGTCTGACTGCACGGCCGCGACCACTTCCACACCGCCGACGGGGTGTAGAGCGTCAGGTACTCGTCGTCGTCGTCGAACCACGACTTGATCGCAGCAGTCCGCACGCGCGGCCGGTCCGCGTCGTAGGCGACAAGCACCTGCGACGGGTGCTCCCACGTGACGACCGGGCTGTTGTCGGTGTCTCCCCACACGATGACGAATGACCGGGCCGCGATGAAGGCCTCGAGGAAGCCTTGTGCGGACTGCGCGTCGAGGTCGTTGTCGAGCCAGTCCCGCCAGAGCTGCTGCTCCTGTGGGCTGAGCGTCGCGGCGTCGTCGAGCCGGAACCCGGTGACTGCGACGCGCTCGGCCGGGGAGTCGGCCACGACCCCGCACCAGTTGTCGGAGAAGTCCTTGTAGCGCGCGGCGTGAGCGTTGGCCCACTCATCGGTGGCGAACTTCAGCTTCTGCTCGCCGCGGTAGTACGCGTCGCGCATCTCGATGTCGCCGCGACGCTTCTTCAGCTCGTCGAGCAGACGCACAGCCCAGGAGAGCGCTGCTGAGGGGGCGAGATCCACGCGGGCGCTCCTCTCAGAAGACGTAGGCGTACTCGGGCTCATCGGGCTGGGCGTCGCCGGCGGCGATGGAGTCGAGGCGGGCCTGCCACGACAGGCCGCCGGCCATCGCGAGGTCGATCTTGTTCGGCGAGTCGGGGCGTTCCTTCTGCATGACCCACAGCGGGGCGCCATCGTCGTCGGTCATGCGCACGTCGCGCTTCTGGGCTGCACCGATGTGCCGGGCGAAGGCCTCGTCGCCGTCGTTGGTGACCGCACCGGAGCGGATCGCGGTGGCGTAGCCGCGGCACATCGTCGCGGTGCGCCGCAGGTTGCGGGAGTCGGTGTAGAACATCGCGACCCGCTTAGGCCCGTACCGGCCCGACCACTTGGCCAGCTGCTCGTCCCAGCCCATCGCCGGGTCGCCATACAGGCGGGTGACGTGCCAGCGCGTGAAGACCTCGTCGACGACCGCGTCGACCTCCCCCGGGTCGACCTCGCCGTCCTCGAGCGGCACCCACAGCCCGGCCACCAGCTGCAGCCCGGACTCGAGGTGCGTCACGACCAGGCCGGTGGTGTCGTTCCACCTGGACCCGTCGAAACCGACCGAGACCGCGTCCCCCTTGGGGATCGACGCACCCGGGCGGGCGAGCTCGTCGCGCCACCGCTTCGCGTCGAACGCCTGCTGCGACGACTGCGTCCACCGGTTCGTCCAGACCCGCTCGAGGTAGGCCATGTCCGCGCCGGGGCGGTCCCACTGCTTGGCGATGCCGTGCAGGTCTGACCACGCCGCCACCGCCGGGCCCGACGCCTCCCGCAGCGCCTCGATCCGGCCCTTCATCTTCGACAGGTCGTGGCCGGGGCTGGCCTCGCGGTGGAAGTAGAACAGCTCAGGCTCGTCGATCTCCCCCCGGGCGATCGCCTCGGCCTCGTCCTTGTCGAGCTCGGCGACCGACCCGCCACCGGGGACGCCGGCGGTGGTGATGCCCAGCGACCACGGGTCGTCCAGCGGCCGCTTCGGCAGGTTCGCTTCCATCGTCTCGTAGGCCTGCCGCAGCCGCGGCGAGTCGAGCCGGTGAGTCTCGTCGTACCCCTGGAACGTCGTGCGCGCGCCGTCGCGCGCGTTCGGCGACTGCGCCAGCGGCACAGCCTTGCCGTCCGCGCGGCCGCGCTCGTTGAGCCGCACCACCCGCTCAAGGCCGACGTCGAAGAGGTCCGCGTCGGGACCCTCCTCGCACACCACCATCAGCGCGCCGTAGGCCAGCTCCTGCACCTGCTCGGAGGTGTAGGCCAGCAGCGGGATGTACGGGTCCCGCACCGGGCGCCCGACCGGGTTGCCGTGCGCGTCCCACCCCCCGAACCGCACCGGCCCATCGGGGTGCAGCTCAGCGAACGCGAGCCATGCCATGAGCTCGGTCTTCGCGGTGCCCTTGCGCCACGAGATCCGACCGCGCCGGAAGCGGCGCCGCCCCTCCCGCGAGTGCCCCTTGGGGAACACCTCGTACAGCTTCCAGATGACCGCGCGCTTCTCGTCGTCGAGCACGGCCGGCTCACCCTTGAGCGACCCCGGCCCGAACACGGCGCGCTCCTCGATGAGGGCGCACACCTGCGGCCCCAGGGTCGGCCACGGATCCTCTTCGAGGCTCGGGACGACGACGACGCTCACAGTGCCTGCAGAACCGCCCGCGGGTCCTTCTTCGCCCGCCGGGCCGTGGTCGACTTGGCCGGCGTCCGCGTCGAGCGGCGCGCAGCGACCTCGTCCTCGACGACCTCCCACCGCAGCCGCAGCATCGCCATCGGCGACAGGCCCAGGCGGTCCTCGAGCTGGCGGAGCTCGGGCACGATCGCGGTCTGCGCGCGCAGCATCGCGGCGTACACCTTCGGGTCCTCGATGTCGTCGAGGTCCCGCTCGGCCGACGCGACCATCTCCGCGTACCGCGCAACGACCCGCGTCCACCCGAGCCGCTCCCACGCGACGGCCTGCGGCGTGGTCCACAGCTCGTCCCACACCAGCTGCGCGCGCGTGGTCGGGTTCAGCCCGGCCGGCCACTCCGGCGCCTTGCCGCTGCGGCCCTCGGCTGGCAGCTGCAGCGTGTTCGCCATGGGCGCGTTGCGCCGCTGGCGGGTGCCGGCTGGCTTGGGGGCAGGGCCGGGCATGGTGGGCCTCCTGGTGCGGCCTTGCGCCGCGTGCTGCCGCGGCCTTGCGCCGCGGCGGGGAAAGTCTGGGGGAACCCGTACAGGGGGAAATCCGCCAGATCGGAAGAGCACACGTCTGAACTCCAGTCACCTTGTAATCTCGTATGCCGTCTTCTGCTTGAA